ATCTTCTCAATTGATTTGTTCAAAATGGTTTTGGCGTCCAATTCAAAGCCCTCAAGTTCAGCAGGTTCACGGTATGCAACCACTTTGGTTGCTGGCAAACCATTCGGAACGGCTGAAACATAGGTCCATTGAACGGAGTCGCCCGATACAAACGGGTCGCCATCCGCCATGTGTTGGTTGTAGTAGTGCGCGGCCTTTGATGCGCCGGAGAGCGTTTTATAGTCTTCCGGATTCGCGCTGATTCTTGTTGATTGTGTCACGGTCTTCAAGTCCATTTCACCTCGGCGCACAGGGAGAGCCATGTCAAGGACGGCGGCTCGCACATCGGCTTCGGATGCACCGTCGCACACGAGGTCAAGCACCGTCCCTTCGGCTTGCTTGCTGATGGGTGCAAGACTGCTACCCTTCATGAAGTTCGCAGTCTTCATTTTGCCAGCATCCTCGGTGGGATAAGCGACCTTCCCCGCGTAGCGGTTCTTGCCAGCCAACAACCAATAGGGCATGTAAGCCTCAAGTTCAGCAATCAACTTCTCGTTGCCCGTCGTAGACTGCACGACATCTGTGATACGCGCGGCCAATGCTTCGGCTTCCTCAAGCGGCACTTGAATGAAAGCGGAGTCGGTGAAACCGTAGAGAACATTGTAGCCCATGTTGGTCGCCACCGTGTCAAGCAAAGCGATGCACCGTCGTCCTTCGGAGAGGATGGTTTCGGCAATGTCAAGGTCAGCCCAGCCGAACCCAACACTCGCCGTTGCACCATAGAGGCTCGCCATGACGCGCTTGACTGCGGCCTGTGTGGTGTTCCAAGCGGCACGAATCTCTTTGGTTTCTGCTTCGCGCATGCGTTGTTTGCACAATGCTCGGTATTCAAACAAGTCGTCAACAACTTGAGGAAGAATGCCTTTGGTTTCTTGGTCCCAAAAGGTTCCGTTCTCCATCTCAAGAATGCCGGGGCCGGGGCCATCTCGCTTCGTTGTCCAGCACAAGTTGAAACCGGTCATGAGTGAGGGATACAGACCCTTGTAGTCAACAACGGCTACGCCTTCGTAGAGGCCGTTCTCTTTGATGATGAACTCCGCTCCTTGAATGTCGGGCTTTTGCACATTGATGCGAGAAGGTGCAATCAAGTGGGTCTTGCGCCCAAGCAAACCACGCATGAAGTTTGACACATTGGTTGACGATTGGATGGACACACCACAAAGACGAACCATCTCCACGAAGAAGTCCGTAACATTGCGCGCTTCATCAATCCCACGAAGGAGAACGGTGTCAAGCAAACAGTAGTCAACGAACTCGGACCAATACTCATACCAGCCATTGTGGACATCCATACCCTCAATCTCTTCGGTGAGTTTGGAGCCGAGGCCCAGCGTTTCAGCGATGGTATTCAATTTGCGATTGGGTAGTTGACCACCACCGCTGTCTTTCCATACGCGCTCAAATCCTGTGCCGGATTGTGCAGGGGCCGCGGTATCAAACTGCCAAAGACCAGCGATGGGTTGGTCGTCAAAGCGGTATCGTTCACCCTTCTTGGGGTAGCGGATGATGCCGAGTGGACTCAACCTATGCGAGCCACCATGACCGTAGATGTGGTCAAGGCGTTCAATCATGTGAGGGATGTCAAAGAATGTTCCCGCGTGAGCAATCATCATGTCGGGATTTCTTGCATGAAGGAATTGAATGAAGTCGTCATACATTGCTTTCTCCGATAGGAAAATGCGTAGTTGATATTCTTGGTCGCGCACCGTTTTAGTGATAGTGAAGGTATCGCTATCCACGAACTCATCCATGTAAGGACAATTGGTTCTGTCATCAGCCCACGCATAAACAATTGGTGTAGGAATATCGGAGTCAATCACAGCGATAACGGTCGTGAAGTTGTCGTCGCCGGTGTTGCACTCAATGTCATACCACCATTTGCGCGGCTTCCACTTCGGCATCTCGGTGATGTTCTCAACCAAGTATTGGTCAACGAAGCGCATGTCTCCTTCGTAGGAACGGCTGAACATGTTTCGCATGGCGGCGATGTCGTAAGGGTTGTCAGTCTCAACACGCCAAAGCGTAGCACCGTCAAGTCCCTCGTAGGTCTTGTCCTTCAACAATTCAGCAGTAGGGAACGAGCGAAGCATTTGGTTGATTCGGAACTCCGGTGTTGATGTTGGGATGAACATGTGAGGTTTGTAGTCGGTAACAAGATTTTCAATCAGCGCGCCCTTATCATCACGGTATCGGGTGTAGATTGTCGGTGGTCGGTCGTCGTGGTAGATAGCGTCAGCAATCATTGGTCCAACTCCTTCGGCCATGTCACCATTTTGTAACACTCTTTGCACAGCAGGTCGTAGTCGTCTCTTGAATCACAGTCTTCACCGTTGCACATTAAACATTCTTCAGTCATTGGTCTACCCCCTCTTGGTGTTTGAGGATAAGCGTGCATGCAAGTTCAGCGTGAACAATAACAAGCGCGCTTTTGTTTCCCATGTGAAAGATGGCGGGTCCGGATGGCATGAGGTCCAACAACTTCGGGAAGTGAGGTCCGAAGACTGTTTCACATGTCCCGTTGTAATCGGTGTCAACATCGCATTGTCGTGTCATACGCGCGCCACGGTTTGTGCCAGCGGCGATGGTCATTTCACCATCAGCCACACGAACCTTAACGGGTGCATCCTTTCCGATGACTTTGGTGAGTGCGGTCATTCCGCGAGTCGCACCAACGGTCAGCGTCCCATGACATTCCAAATCCGCGCGGCCAAGTTTAGCCCACTTGTTCTGTGCGGCATAACTGATGGCTGTCTCGGCTCGGTCCACGGTGGTGTGCGACATGATGTAGTCGGAGGTCGGTGTGCTGAACTCGTTGTTGCCGTTCTTCAATGTCAGCGTGTTGCCGACATGTCGGATGGTGGTGTAGTCTTCATCGCATGCTTTGAGAAACGCGCCGACTTTGTGGACATCGGGAATGTAGATGACACCTGCTCGGTAGTCGTCTTCCACCCCATGAATGCCGATGGTCTTCGTAAAGAAATGCGTTGCTGTGTCCACGGATGCTTTGAGTTGCAGATTAGCGAGGGTGCAACGAAGGTCGTTGACGCCCTCTCCGAATCCTGTCACGAAAGCCCAAAGTGAATCGTTGTTGAAGGTCCCTTGAACAAGGCTCAATCAATCACCTCTCCTGTGTCAGCGAGGTGGATTGATTTACACTCCGGACAAATGACGGATGGCTTGTTCGCGTCCAATGGTTCGTAGTTACCAGCCGCGCGGCAAAGTCTCACTTTGTTCTTGTCAAAAATGTGCAACTTGTTCGTGTCATTCTTCATTTTCAATCATCTCCTTAACATATCGTAGACAAATGCAGTCGTGGAACTTGATGTATTCCTCCTTCGTGGTAGGGTGAAGGAGGCGTTCTTGAACCGCACCTGTTCCGTTGCATTCCTTGCAACTGCTGATGGGTTTCGCAATCCACTTTTGAAAAACGCAATCGCATGGGTGATTGTAAAACTCAACATCAACACACTCACCTTCGTAGTTGCGGAGGGGCCGCTCCATCACCACCTCACCCGACCCAGCACAAACAGGACAGGCCGGGTTTGGTAGGTATGGTTGGTCTTCTTCGCTACGCGCGGTGGTGTTGTTGTGTGCGGGAGTGCCGGTGCGCTTCCAATCACTCAATTCAGTCCCTCCCGAAGTTCCGGAAGTCCGAACCATTCGGGGGATGCGTTCTGCTTCGTAACCATGATGGTTCGTCGCTGGTCAAGAAGTTCGGGGTTCGTCTTACACTTGACGAACTCAACCTCGTAACGCGTTTCTCCCGTTGGTGACCCGTCATCGCCGCGCACCTTTTTCTTGTGGAAGTGAATGATTTGGTTGAGGTAGTTGGCGGTATGTTTTTCCCAACCGGGTTTCTTTCCTGTGATTGCACCACTCTTATCCATGAGGTCGGTGAAGTGAGTCTCAAAGTAGACGCGGACTCCAAGTGACATCAAGGTGCGAGCGATGGTAGTAAGTTGGTGGAAACGCGTTGAGCGAATCTGCCAATTGAAGCGCATGCCGACCTGCTCATGAGGCTTGACCTTTGCACCAATACCGTCGGGGGCGGTCCCCAAGTCTTCAATGAACATGCAGTTCTTGGCGACTTCATCCCACAGGTCAACTGCGGAAAAGAGAACGGAATGGAGGCGTGGTTTGTCGCCGGGGTTTGCGGCCCAATCAACAAGCGTCTGTCCGATTTTCATGACCCGACGATGGGTTGCTGGGTAGTCCTTTGCTTCACGAGTCTCTCCGTCTTCGTCAAAAGTTTGGAACATGACATTTGGATTGAGGCAACGAATGTTGTTGGCGAACTCACGGTGATGAGTCACGCGTGTCGTCTGTCCACCACCGTCAAAGTCAAGCACGAAGATAACATCCCCGCGCTTTCTTTCTTCCTCGGTCATGCTATCCAAGACAATGCCCGTCTTGCCGACACCTTCCGGTCCGACAAGTCCGCACAGTATCATGCTATCGGGAACGGTTTTACCCGCGTTGACAATCTCATCCCACACGGATGCGGCGATGGGTTTGCTTTGCGGGGGTTTCTCTTCAACCGAAGCAACCGGAACGGTTTCGCCGGTGGTTGGGTCAAAGGTTTTCGTGGCTTCTGTTTTCAAATCGTTGAGGTTTGGCATCTTTTTCACTCTCCATATTGCGTTGTTGATGTGTCACCGCCTTCGCCAGCAGGGATGGCGAGGCGTGGGACTGCGTAAACACCGAAGGTCTTGATGGCTGGTTGTGGACCATCATCGGTTGCGCGCACACTCAATCGTCCAAAGACGATGACGGTGGACTTGACAGCGTATGGTTTCCAGCCTTCTTCGGTTGCGTAGTCAAATGGATGGCCGTCATCGCCGAGCAATCCGTGGATGTAGCAAGGCAGGTTTTGGCGCATTCCACCGTTGAAGGTGCGCATGAGGTCAAAGGATGAAACGCTCATGGAGTAGTCATGACCCGTCGGGTCCCACTCAGTTTCGCGTGCTTCCTTTCGCATGTCGCTGACCTTCGCTCGGACAAAGACGAGAGGACCGACGGGGTTGTAGCCGGGAATGACTTCTTGACGCGTCTCAAAAACTTCCGCAAGTGTTGAGAGGTCTTTGATGTAAGAACGCTCAAGTTCGGGGATGAGGCGTTCCGGAGCAATGGCTCCGCGCACATGTTCTTCCACGAAGTCGTTGCCGTAAGTGATTGCACCGGGGAAAGCAAACGAGTTGTAGGTGTCAGCCCATTCGGGTTTGACATTGGCCGACTGCGCTCGGACCTTCAAGGTGCATTCAGCGAAGAGTTGAGGAATGAACCACTCATCCGGGTTGTTGGATGTAACGGTGATTCGTAGGACTCGTTGTTCATCCAAGAAGTTATCCTTCTCGTTGCCGAGGAAGTAGTAGGTTCGTTGCCACCGGTAAGGCGTGATGGGTTCACCGAAGCGGGACCAATCGGGATTGTTCTGCAAAATGGCGATGGAGAGGTTGTTCTCTTCAAAGAGGAACCACGGTTTCGCGTCTGCTGATTCTTCGGTAGCAATCACACCGTCTTTCTTCTCAAGCATCCACACGCCGTCTTGGGTGAAGGCTCGTGCAACAAGCCCCTGTTGGATGGCGTCGTCAAGGTCGTTGATGGCGGCTGAAACAGCAGGAGCGCGCTTGCGTTCCACACCGTCTCGCATCTTCGGGTCAACGCCGACAAAGTATCCGACGAGTTCGGTTGCATTTGCTTGGGATGTTCCCGACATGACGCGTCGCTCAACCACGAAGGTTTCTGCGGCATCAATCATGAAGTCATCGTCTTCGGCATCGGGGTTGTCCACTCCGAGTTCCGTCTTGAGGTAGGTGTAGAAATCACCGGTCGCATCATCAAGCGACTTGTTGTGTTTCTCAGCCCACCACTTAAGGCGTTCCTCCACATCGGGGTGCAACCCGTTGTTCTGTTCGTTGTTTTTGGCTTCGTTTCCGTTTAGGTTTGGCATTTTTTATTCCTCCTTTTGGTTTGTGTCTTCGCGGTGCAGGGTCGCTACAAAGTAGTCCACGAAGGACTCCGATGATAGCGGCCATGCGTGCATTCGTAACACGAAATTACCCCACACAGCGAAGAAGGTATATAATTGTTCGGTTTCTAAACCGATGGTTTTCACATGTTCATGGATTTTGCGCATCACCATGTGAAGAGATGCGCCGTTGCGAACCATTTCAAGCATGGCTCGGTGTGTTGATTCCCAATCGCCAGCGGCGATGTCAAGAGTAAGAGAGTCAAGGTCTGTTTGACTATCGTCAAGTTTCGCACCACTCATGATGTGATTTCCAATAGCGCGAAGGTCACCACCGAAGTATGAATGGAGTGCGTCGGCACTATCGGTTGAAATTACACCATGCGTGGAAACCAAGAGTTGTAGATACGCGCGAACTTGTTCTACCGTGTAGGGTTTGAATTGGAACTGCACGCAACGGGACTTGAGTGCAGGGATGACGGCTGATGGGTCGTTGCAGGTGAGAATCCACCAGCAATTGCTCTTCTCCATCATGCGCTTGAGTGCTTCCTGTGCTGGCTTGGTCATTCCTTCACACTCATCCAACAGGATGAGGCGCGCTGTCCAAAGCGAACTGCTGAAAGCCATCTCTTTGATTTTAGTTCGCACCGCATCAATGCCTCGCTCGTCGCTGGCGTTCAGTTCAACAAGGTCAAGGTTCAACTGCTGGGCTATGAGATACGCGGCGGTTGTTTTTCCAAGTCCGGGCTGTCCGTAGAACAGCAAGCATTGGGGGCTATCACTTTCCCACTCGTCAAGGTAGAAGAGGGGGTTGGCTGGGTCGTTGGCTCCGATGTATTCGGAAAGGTTTCGGGGTTTGTGTTCGGGCATGATTTCGTCCTCAAAATTGCGGACAGATAGGGCGCGGCCCTTATAAGGGGTTCAAGAAAAAGCCCTTAATTTTATTGATATTCTAATTTTATTATTATAGAAATAGTAAAATTATTCTTATGAGAAAGAAACAATAATATCAATAAAACAAACGGTGACGCCTCAATCCACGGTTTCGTCTATCATCCGAATGATGTCCTCTATCTGTTTGTGTGTGGGCGCACGCCCCTTGTAGTCCATCAAGCGTATCATTTTGAGCATGTTGTCAATGTCCGCCACATGCTCTTTGACAGGGGTGAGTAAGCGGATGAGTTGTCGGATGAGGTCGGGGTCTTTGAGGATGCGTGCATTGATACCTTTCGTGGATAGCCACATGTTGAGGGCGGGTTCGTCCTTTCGTGAAACCAAGACGCGGCGTGCTACACGGTATCCAATTCGTGTGTTTGGTGCAAAGTGAACGCTCAATTGAAAGCGGCAATCTCGTGCGAGCCATCCGAGGAAGAATGAGTCTTCGTCCATGCTCACCTCTCCATCAAATCTCCAATCTGTATAGCGTCGCTTTGTCCGAGGGTCGTATCAATTCGTGTCAAGTAAGGTGCGCGTAGCGTTTTCGTTTCTTCTTCGTATCCGAGCGTGTGGAAAATACCCACCAGCCCTTCGTCTATGTCCATCATCCCCTGCGCATCGTAGAGTCGTGCGAGTCGGTCGGGAATGTCGTCTGCTTTGACAAACGCATACCCGACAGGGAATGGGTCAAAGCCATCAAGCGCGGCTATTTTGATTCGTATGCCTTCCCCATCACGGAAGCCACCAAGTATCAGCAACGGTATGTCAAATGTTCTACGCGGCACGATGAATCCTCCAACTGCTCCACTATGGAAATAGGCGCGCTCACCATCTATGAGACGCAACACCTCACCTTCATCCAGCGATTGAACGATAGCACGAAAGTGCGCTCGGTCTTTCACCACCTGCGGTTTGAGTGCGCGCACATTGCGCTTCTCTCTCCATAGATTCGGCTCGTCTTGACGGTGCAACCACTCAATGATGTTCCCGTCTTCGTCAATTTCACACACACAGTCGTCGTGATACGGAAGCGTGGGGTTTACACGCACGCGTTGCGCGGAAGAATCAAAACAAAAAACGGAGCCTCCGCGTCTGTGCGCGTAGTATCGTTTTCCTTTTACAACATCGTAGTGCGTTTCTTTGAATGGGAGTGACCAGCGATTCCAACGAGAATAATGCGGTGCTTTGAATGGATAGGAAGGCTCAATCGTGAATTGTTCGGGGAGCGTTTCGTTAAGCGCACGCTCAATCACATCGCTCGCCGCCATGATGGAGCGCATGCGTTGTAAATGATTCGTGTCGTATTTTGTGATGGACGCAACGGCTTGCATGATTCGTCTAAAGCCAAGAGCGTTTCGTCCGAAGGCGTATCCCCAAAACAACATCGCACTCAATTGAGACATGGAGTTGAATAGAATGTCAGCGTTGATTTCACCGCGCAAAATCATTTCTTTAAACTCAATGACTTGACGAAGTGTGATGGATTCGTCTACCTCTTGTGGCGATTCGCTGGCGAGTAGCCGAGGCATTTCGTGTTCGTCCATGAGCGATTCGTATTCTTCGGGGAACAACCCATACGACTTCGCTAACATTTTGATGACATGATGAGGTTTGATGGATGAGCGCGGTGTCGTGCAACAAATCGTGATGATTTCGTGTGCGCTATCTGCGTGTTGCTTGAAGAGGACTGTGAGGTGGCTGGCGTTCTTGGGTTCAGTCTGCGCGGTGGCGACCACGCTCGCTAAATCCTCAAATCTCATTCTTCCTCATCTCGGTGTTTGTAAAAAATGAGTCCGCGCAAATGTGGCGGGACAACAACCCCTTCATGTCTTGTAGGCATGATGATGAGAAAACCCGCACCGAGGTTCGCCATTAGCGTGTCGTTGTCAGCCATCTCAATGATTTCTTCTCGTTCAAGAACGCGCATTCCATCCCATGTGAAAAAAAGTTCATCACCCGCTACGAGGTTGTAGTCCATCGGACTCAAGGCGACCTCGTGAGTGTCTCCTTCGGGCGTTTCGTGTGTAACCATCACGCGCCAAGAGAAGTCATCGTCAAGTTGATTCCAAACAGCGTTCTCCAAATCAAAGTTAACGATGCGTTCTTCACAGTCTTTGTGAGTGCAAGCCCACTCTTGTGCGCTTTCCTGTGCGGCGGCTTGAGGGTCGTGAATGACTTTGGCTCCGTCTGTAATCAACTTGTAGCCGATTTGCGCACACACTTTACGGATTCGTTCAAGCGGTAATATAGACGCAGGGCTGGCTTGGGTAACGGTGAGAACATTGTCAATGTCTTTCCGCAGAATAGCATCGGCTACACCCCATGTATCACCCACTTGCATTTGCGCAAGGTGGTTTTTCATCCATTCTGTGTCATCATCGCTTGGGGTCCATTCGTCTTCAATCATGTTCTGTCACCTCGGAACCAACGGAACTTGTTGCAACAGCGCGCTGGAACAAGAATCGTCTCTCGTTTCCTCGTGAAGAGTGCGATTTGATGTGGGTCAATTTGTTCACCACAAGTGCAGATGATAACATCACCAAGCAGATGAGACGCGTAATCAAATCCATCAATGATGTGACATTCTCCGTCGTCGGTGTCAACCATGATGCCTTTCAACTCCGCATTTTTCCCGTCCGGTTTCAACAACCTTCCATCATCGGTAAAATCGGAGACGCGGACATTGTAAGAATCGGACACATTCACCCCGAAGCGGCGCAACCTATTTATTCTTGCGGCATGAAAATGAACGACGCGTCCCACACCCCGTTGCCTTCAACGCAATGCACTTCGGCTTTGGCGAAGACACCGTAAGGGGCGGTGCGGTAGATGAAGAGTTCCGAGGGTTGCGGGTGTTTACGACAAGGGCAGGGCGCGTAGGGAATGATGATAACATCAAGCGGTTCTTGTGCGGGCATCATTCTTCTTCACCATCCTTGAACCGCGCTCGGTATTCTTCCTGTTTCTTCTTGAGTTGTTCCATCTGTTGAGCGAGTTCGGGCGCGTAGAAAGGGTTGTCGTAAACCATCACGGCTTCCCAATCAATATCCCTCATCGGTATGTCCTCCGATGAAACGAAAGACGCGCCTTCGTCGCTGACACCGAGAATGTTTGTCATCATGGGTGAGTGGTCAGCACCGATGGACATGCGCTCATCTCCTTCGGGTCGGTCAAATGGTAGCACCATGATTTCCTCCGCCTCTCGCCGAGTGAAGCAAATCCAACGGAGCGCGGTTTGTTCGCTGGTGGAACAGTAGACTCCATCAAAACGACTGATGATTCCCTGCTCTATGATTGAATCAAGGTTGCTCTTTGGTGTGGCGTGGTAGTATCGGGTCATTCCTCTTCCTCCTTAGCGATGTTGAACGCTCGTTCGGGGTAGTGGGTGTTGAAGAGATTGACTGCGATGAGCGATTGGTGTGTCAACATTTGAAAAATGTTGTAGTTTCTTGAGAGAATGAAGTTCTCAAGTTTGCCTACATATTTGCGCGCTTCCATCTCGCTTTTGATGGCGGAGATGTCAAAAATCATCCTCCTTAACTTGCGAATGTTGCTCATCATTTTGTTCTTCAACATCCTGTCCGACGCGTCGGTGATGTAGATTCTTCTTCCCGTTCTGTCAGTCAAGGTAAACGGTGCGCTTGGTGGGTTGTTTTCTTCTTCTTCTTCGGTCATCATATCATGCTTCCTTTTCCTGTTTTCAATTTCTTGAGAAGTGCTTTGCCGATTGCATCACGCGTCTTTCCGGACTCACCATCCAGCGTGCGCTGAACGAGGTCGGCTTTCTCCGCAACCACTTGGTCAAAGAGTGTGTCAATGGTGTCGTTGGCTGACAACACCACCTTGTGACAAGTGGATGCTTCCTGTGTCATTCGGCGAACACGCGCGGCGGCTTGTTGCTCCCATGCTGGAACCCACTCACGCTCAACGAAGAGCGTGGTGTTGGCGTGGTCAAGGTTGACTCCTTCTCGCATGGCGTTGGTGGAACAGATGAGGAAGTCAACGGCTCCCTGCTGGAACTCTTTGATTCGGTCTTGGCGGACAAAGCCCTTCGTCTCGCCTGTGATGTAGCGCGTGCTTGGGAAGTCCTGTCGCAGTTTGGTGTAAAGCGATTCAATAACATCCCTGTGGTGCGCAAAAATAAGGAGCGGCTTACCGTTGTTTCTCAAGTAAGTTGTTGCCCACTCAACCGCCGCGTCTACCTTGAGGCGACCAGCGATGTGTCGGAGTTGCGACATCATGTTGAGTGTGAAGCCCGCGTCTGTTGAACCAAAGTTAGCCTGTTGCTTGACCCATTCATCCATCCATGAGTTGTATTCAACCTTGTATTGCTTGAGTGCTTCTGCGGGTAGTTCAAGGTTGATGATGGTTTCAACCAAGTCGGGCATCTCACCAGCAATACGCGGGTCGTCCATTGAACGACGCAACATGAAGTCGCGCAAAATGTGGTTGAGTGGTGTGGTGATACCATCTCGGCTCGTATCAATGTTGGATGAACCACTCATGTCCCAGCCGAAGTCAGTCTTGCGTGCGTTACAGTATTTCTTGGCGAAGGTGAAGTAGTTGGCGAAGGTGGCGGGCATCATCATGTTCAGCGATGTGAAGAACTCAATCGGCCTGTTGGTGATGGGTGTTCCCGACAATGCGATGATACCCTGTTTGCCTTGAGCCAATTTCAGCGCGGCTTTGGTTGTTGCCGTCTTTGGATTCTTGATGCGGTGAACCTCGTCAAAAATGATGCAGTCGTAATCCCAAGCCATGAGTTGGTCAAGGCGCGCGCCCAAAATGTCGTAGTTGATGATGTGGAAGCGCGCTGGTTGGATGTCGCCTGTTCGTCCTTTGATGATTTCAGTCGCCACCAGCGAGGGAACTTGCATGAGTGCGTCTTTGTAAATCCACTTGCGAATCTCGTTGTCCCAATTGTGTTTGACGATGGAGGGACAAACGATGAGGACATGTTCATAGCCAGCCAACTCAACACACGCAAGTGCTTGAAGCGACTTACCAAGACCCATCTCGTCAGCGATGAGAATGCGTTGGCGTCCACCCGACATGAACATGACAGGTGCGATGCGCTGGTAGGGGCGTAGGCTGGTGAACGGTTCCTCGTCGGGGAGTTGAATGTCAGTCTCAACCGCGCTTGACAGTTCTACCCGTTGCAGGGTAGCGGCGTGTGCCGCTTGCACTTGTGGATTGTCTTCAATGGCCTCAGCCAACGGCTCAAAGTGAGGACGCACAGCCTTCGCCACGGCCATTGCCGTAGCAATAGGAATCGTCCATGTCTTGGTGCTTGCCTGCCACTTAGCATTCCCAGCCGCCGCGTCTTTCATGGCGGCGTTGATGTCCTTCCAATTGGGCTGATAGTCCCATTGCAGAATCAGTTTGTCGGGGGCGGAGTAGGTGGCCGTTGCGTTACCGACAGGAGTGTCAATAGCGGACTCATCGTATTCCAACCCTTCCACCGTGATGTCGTGGTCAGCGAGGAAAGCAACGGCCTTCTCAATAACATCCGCGCGGTCTTGGATTGTCCAAAGACCCTTCTCACCGTTCCATGAGAATTGAGGCCAACCCATGTGGGATTTCATGTCGTCCTTCAAGTTGAAGGGGATTTTGTTGAGTGCGATGCGCGCACCGTAGTTGTCTGTGTATCGTTCGTATGTGATGTTCATTCTTCTTCACCTTCTTCTTCGTTTGCGAATGCGTATTCCGTGTAGTCTTCTCCGACCTTGACCCGATACCAATGCACAGGGCATTGAGCCAACCATTCGTGGAACTCTTCACTCATTTTGCTCACAGTCATTCTTCTTCGCCTCCTTCAAATGCGTCTCCGTATCCACCGTAGATTGATGGGTCATTGTCGCCCCACGATAGATGTTGTCGTGTGCGTTCGTAGAACGCGCGGTTTGATTCAATGGGATTGCGTGCAGTCGTCGGCCACAACTCATCCATTTGTTCTGTGATGTAGAAGTTCCCGAACAGCGTCAATGGCTGACCAGCGGGAAGGGTGGTGTCAATGCGACAGGCGATGTCGTTCAGTTGTTTCATCATCGTTCCGTATTGCTTCATCTTGTGTTCTTTACCCCACTTGATGGTGGCGGCGCGGGTGTAACGGTAGAGCCAGCGAGCGTTGTCAGCCGAAACAATGGCCCAGCGAACCAACGGGTGGTCTTTGGATTGAGGGAGGAAGTCTTCACCCACTTCCCCAC